CGCCCGGAGCATGAGCGCATGTTGTGGGGCTTGGGCCTTTCTGGTAACGGGTTTAAGAAGGTTTACTTCGATCCAAGTCTGGACCGTCAGGTATCTATTTATGTACCGGCGGAAGATGTGGTGGTGCCGTACGGGGCGAGTAACTTAGAGACAGCGCCGCGTGTGACGCATGTGATGCGGAAGACTAAGAACGACCTGCGCAAGCTGATGGTAGCTGGCTTTTATCGAGATATTGACCTGCCAGAACCTGAGAATGTGCTGGACGATATTGAAAAGAAGATTGCCGAGAAGATGGGCTTTAGAGCCACGACGGATGATCGGTACAAACTCTTGGAAATGCAGGTCTATTTAGATCTGCCCGGCTATGAGGATAAAGACGATGATGGCGAGGAAACTGGGATCGGGCTTCCGTATATTGTCACGATTGAAAAGACATCACAGGAAATCTTGGCAATCCGGCGCAACTACCATCCGGAGGACGAGGGCAAACAGAAGCGCTCCCACTTTGTCCATTATCCCTACATACCGGGGTTTGGATTCTATGCGTTTGGCCTCATACATCTTATTGGGGCTTTCGCTAAGTCTGGCACTAGTATCATTCGTCAGCTCGTGGACGCCGGCACATTATCCAACCTCCCTGGCGGACTTAAGACCAAAGGGATGCGAGTTAAAGGCGATGACACCCCGATTGCACCGGGAGAGTTTCGAGATGTGGACGTTGCGGCAGGAACGATACGAGACAATATCCTGCCTCTTCCCTATAAGGAGCCAAGTCAGGTCCTTCTGACCTTGATGAATCAGATCGTCGAAGAGGGGCGCCGTTTTGCCTCGGCGGCTGATCTGAAGGTGGCGGACATGTCGGCCAACTCGCCGGTAGGTACGACGCTGGCGATTCTTGAGCGCACCCTGAAAGTGATGTCTGCGGTGCAGGCGCGTATGCACTACGCGATGAAGCAGGAACTAAAGCTGCTGAAAGAGATCATCCGCGACTACACCCCTGAAGAGTACAGCTACGAGCCGGTCGAGGGTACACGCCGGGCGAAGCAGTCTGACTACGATCAGGTGGATGTGATCCCGGTGTCCGATCCTAACTCGGCCACGATGGCGCAGAAGGTTGTGCAGTATCAGGCTGTGATGCAGATGGCGCAACAGAACCCACAGATCTACGACATGGTGGAGCTGAACCGTCAGATGCTAGATGTTCTGGGTATTAAGAACATTAGCAAGCTGGTGCCGACGGCAGAGGATCAAAAGCCGAAAGATCCTGTGTCTGAAAACATGGCCATCATGAATATGAAGCCGGTGAAGGCGTTCATCTACCAGGATCATCAGGCGCACATTCAGGTGCATACGTCTGTGATGCAGGATCCGAAGATCATGCAGGCGATTGGCCAGAACCCGAATGCTCAAGCGATGCAAGCGGCCATGATGGCGCACATTGCAGAGCATACGGCGTTTGAATATCGCAAGCAGATTGAAGAGATGCTGGGCGTTCCGTTGCCAGAGATGGACAAGGAATTGCCACAGGAAATGGAAGTCGAAGTGTCTCGGATGATGGCAGCCGCGGCAGGCAAGTTGTTGCAGAAGGATCAGGCAGAGCAGCAACAGCAGCAGGCACAGCAGATGGCGCAGGATCCGATTGTCCAGATGCAACAGGCAGAGTTGCAATTGAAGCAGCAAGAGCTGGAGCTGAAGAAGCAGAAGCTTGCTATTGATCTGGCCGAAAAGACAGATCGTCTGCGGATTGAGGAAGAGCGGATTGAGGCACAGAAAGAGATTGCTGGTATGCAGGTTGGCGCCAAAACCGCCAAAGACAAAGCAGATCTTGAGGCAAAGATGGAGCTAGAGGGCGTCAGACTCGGTTCCCAAATGGCCAAAGATCAAATGGCAATGAATCGTCCACAGTTACCAAAGCCGACAAGAGGTGAGGAGTAATGTATGGAAAAAACGCTGGAAGTACTGCTAGAGCAAATCAGGCAGAAGCGACAACAGATAGTTGAGGCCGTGTCCACAAACGCGGCTAAGGACTATGCAGAGTACCAAAAGCTCTGCGGGGAAATCAGAGGCTTATCAATAGCCGAAGGTTTCATTCTTGATCTAGCAAAACAAATGGAGTTTTCTGATGACTGAGATTGCCATCGCCACAGACAGCGGTGAAGTATCCACTCTGCCCCAAACCGCAGAGGAAAAGGGCAAACAGCTTCCCGAACCGACGGGCTATCACATCCTGGTAGCGTTGCCGGAAGTGGAAGATAAGTTTGACAGTGGGTTAGCAAAAGCGGACACCACCATGCACCATGAACAAGTGCTGGCTACGGTGTTCTTCGTAGTGAAATTGGGACCGGACTGCTACAAAGATGAGAAACGGTTTCCAAACGGTCCGTGGTGCAAGGAAGGGGATTTCATTCTCGCCCGTCCTAACTCTGGCACCCGTCTGAAGATTCACGGTCGTGAGTTCAGGCTGATCAACGACGATACGGTGGAGGCGGTAGTAGATGATCCACGCGGTATTAGTCGCGCTTAACAAGGAGAAACGTGATGGCAAATCAAATGCAGATGGACGAATTTGAGTTTCCTGACGAAAAAGAGCAGAAGGTAGAGGCTGCGCAGGAAGACGATTTTGAGATTGAGATTGAGGACGATACGCCCGAGGTTGACCGTGGCCGACAGCCTCTGCCCAAGAATGTAGTGGAGGAGCTTGAGAAGGACGAGTTGGAGGAGTATTCCGACAACGTCAAGACTAAGCTGAAGCAACTGAAGAAGGTCTGGAACGACGAGCGCCGTGAGAAAGAGCAGGCGTTGCGTGAGCAGCAGGAAGCCATCGATTTCGCCAAGCGAATGATGGAGGAAAACAAGTCGTTGAAGGGACGGATCTCGCGTGGCGAGCAGACGTTCGTGGATACGTATAAGACGGCAGCGGAGATGGAGCTGGATGTTGCCAAGCGTGCCTACAAGGATGCCTATGACATGGGCGATCCGGAGAGGTTGGTAGAGGCGCAGCAGCAATTGAACGACGCTCAGTACAAGTTGCGGCGGGCAAGTGAATACGTGCCTGCTTTACAACAGGAAGAAACTGTTGTACAACGCGAGCCAGAAGTGCCGGCATCCCGGCCTGATCCAAAGATGATGGCGTGGCAAGAGCGCAATCAGTGGTTTGGAAAGGATCCGGAGATGACCAGTTTGGCTTTGGGCTTACACCAAAAGCTCGTAAGCGAATACGGTCAGGCTTATCCGTCTACGGACGAATACTGGCAGAAGGTCGATCATACGATGAGGCGACGCTTCCCAGAGGCATTTTCAGATTCGCAAGAAGAAACGCCGTCCACAAACAGACAGCGTACAGAGAAAGCAGCGACGGTTGTAGCTCCGGCGACGCGCACGACGGCCTCCAGAAAGGTCAAACTGAAGCAGTCTACGGTAAACACAATCAAGAAATTGGGTATTACCCCAGAAGCTTACATCCGTGAAATGCAAAAATTGGAGGCCAAAAATGGCTGATAAGACACCACGTAGTATCGAAACGCGAGCAATGGAAGAGCGTCCAAAAGCTTGGACGCCACCGGAACTGTTACCGGAACCGGATAAACAGCCTGGCTTTGCGTACAGATGGATTAGGGTTTCCACTCTAAATACAGCCGACCCCCGCAACTTCTCCGCTAAACAGCGTGAAGGTTGGGAGCCGGTAAAGATAGAGGAGCAGCCCCAATTTCAATTGATGGTAGACCCCAACAGTCGAATTAAAGGCAGCGTTGAGGTCGGCGGATTAGTGCTCTGCAAGACACCTATAGAGTTTGTCGAACAGCGTAATGCTTACTACAGCAAGCAAGCTGAAGGCCAACTCCAGTCAGTAGACAATAATCTGATGCGTCAAAATGACCCTCGGATGCCTCTCTTTAAGGAATCGAAATCTTCGGTTTCTAAGATGGGCTAACAAACTTTTTGGAGTAAGACATGGCATATCCGACTGTATCGGCCCCTTACGGCCTACGTCCGGTAAACCTGATCGGTGGTCAGGTGTATGCCGGTTCCACTCGTCTCATCAAGATTGCTAGTGCGTATAACACTGACATCTTCTATGGCGACGTTGTGAAACTGGTATCTTCTGGCACCGCTGAGAAAGACACCGGCACTACGACTGCAACCCCTGTAGGCGTTTTCTTGGGCTGCACTTATACCAACCCAACAACCAAGCAGCTGTTACAAGCTCAATACTGGCCAGCTAACACGGTCGCTACTGACGCTTACGCTTATGTTGTGGATGATCCAGACATTCTGTTTAAAGTGGCTGCTGTTTCGGGTACAACTGTTGTGGCTTTCTACGCACAGACCGTTGTTGGTTCGAACGCACCGCTGGTTCAGAACGCTGGTTCGACTACTACGGGCGACTCAGCTATTGCAATTAACGGCGCTTCGGTGGCTACTACTGCATCGTTGCCAATTCGCATTATCGACGTTGTGCCTGATACGGCTAACGCTGGTGGTAGCTTCTGCGAATTTATTTGCAAATTTAACGCACCACATGTGGTGTCCACCGCAACTTCAACACTGAACACCTCGACCAACGTTGTGACAACTACTGTTACTTCGACCGTCACTGGTGGCCATCAGTATTTGAACCCTGTTGGCGTTTAAGGAGTAAGACATGGCTATTTCACGCGCACAACTACTGAAAGAGCTGCTGCCTGGCCTGAACGCTTTGTTCGGCATGGAGTATGCTCGTTACGGCGAAGAGCACAAGGAAATCTACGAAACCGAGACTTCCGAGCGTTCCTTCGAAGAAGAAACCAAACTGTCTGGCTTTAGTGCCGCACCGGTCAAGAACGAAGGTTCTGCGATCTCGTACGACAACGGCCAGGAAGCTTGGACTGCTCGATACAACCACGAAACCATCGCTCTGGGTTTCTCGCTGACCGAAGAGGCCATCGAAGATAACCTGTATGACAGCCTGTCGGCTCGTTATACCAAGGCGCTGGCTCGTGCTATGTCGTACACCAAGCAGGTTAAAGCAGCTGCGGTTCTGAACAACGGCTTCTCCAGCAGCTACCCTGGTGGCGACGGCGTTGCTCTGTTCTCGACTGATCACCCGCTGGTATCCGGCGGCACCAACAGCAACACTCCGTCAACCCCAGCAGACTTGAATGAAACTTCGTTGGAAAACGCAGTCATTCAAATCGCAGCTTGGACTGACGAACGTAGCCTGCTGATTGCAGCCAAGCCCCGCAAACTGGTTGTCCCGCCTGCATTGCAGTTCGTGGCAACTCGTCTGCTGGAAACTGAACTGCGTGTTGGCACCAACGACAACGACGTGAACGCGTTGAAGAACAATGGTTCGATCCCAGAAGGCTATACGATCAACCATTACTTGACCGACACGAACGCATGGTTCCTGACCACTGACGTGCCTAACGGTATGAAGCACTTTGTGCGTACTCCGTTACAGCAGTCGATGGACGGTGACTTCGATACTGGTAACGTTCGTTACAAGTCTCGTGAGCGTTATTCCTTCGGATTTAGTGATCCGTTGGGCATGTTTGGTTCGCCAGGCGCGTAAGAAGAAAAGGGGGCTTTACGCCCCCTTTTTTGTAGTATATAAAGTAGGAATTCCGGGATTTACTCGGTGCGATCGAACAGGCTCCCGGCCTGACTTCATGCAGATCGTCGCACCTAACCGCATGAGGGAAAATTCAAATGGCACTTTCCACTACCCAAAGTATTTGGCGTTCGGGCGGCGGCGATCAAACTCGCACCGCGTACTGTGGCTCCGGCTTGATGGCCGCTGAGTTTTACATTGCTAACGCCGCAGCATCTGGCGCTACCGTCAAAATTTCTGACGCTTCCGGCGCGGCTGATCTCATTCTGCCTGCGGGCGCAGTTGTCGTATCTGTTGCTATCAACGATGCAGGCACTGGCACGGTTGACCTTGGCACCACTGGCTACACTTCTGGCACCACTGCCGGCACGCTTGCACTTGCTTTGAGCGCTGCTGCTGGTACGACTTCGATTGGTTCAGTTGTGACTGGCACGCCAACCACTTCGATGGCGTATGTCACATCGTCTGACAATACTTCTGGCGCTGGCACCATTGGTGGCTATCTGATTTATTTTGTACAAGATCCGCTGACCGGTCAGCAGAACGTCTAATTGAGGAGGCCGCTATGGCTATGCAAACAGACGTTAAGCCAACGACACTGACTTCCTCGGGCGTGGTGTTTGAAGGCCGCGCTCGTGTGAAGGGGTTGGTAATTACTCCAGGCGCAAGCAATGGATCTGTTGTGATTGCTGATGGCAGTGCAAATGTATTTACGATATATACCACTGCGAATACATCGACGACAAACATCATCATTCCAGCAGAAGGCGTGTTATGTACGACCAACGTGTATGCCACACTGTCTAACGCAAACTGCACGGTGTTCTATGGCTAAGTCTCCGGCATGGCAGAGGAAAGAGGGAAAGAATCCCAAAGGTGGATTGAACGCCAAGGGACGAGCCTCCGCGAAAGCGCAAGGCATGAACTTGAAACCTCCCCAGCCGGAAGGCGGCTCAAGGAAAAAATCGTTTTGCGCTCGTATGTCAGGTATGAAGAAAAAACTGACTTCCTCAAAGACCGCGAACGATCCGAATAGCCGGATTAACAAATCATTGAGAGCTTGGAAGTGTTGAGCATGGAAATGGCATATGTTTGGACTGGCGGCCTGACGCTGTTCACCGGTCTTTTTGCTTACATTGCGCATGAGAAGTTCTCAGAGCTAGCGCGTATCACGATTCTTTTGAACAGGACTCGTGAGGAGATTGCTCGTGATAACGTGACCAAGGCAGAAGTAGACCGTATCACTGACCATATTGACCAAAGATTCAACCGACTTGAGACAAAGATAGATCAGTTGATTGAATCGCACCGGAGGGTGTTATGAAACACAAAGTAAAACGCTACAACGGCGAAGAAACTTCGTTTGTTGGCGATGAGGTTCCAATGGATGATTCGCCTCGCCGAGCAATCAAGGATTACATTGTTAAAGGTGATGATTCCGAAGAGCCTACAGCTAGAACGTTCAAGCAAGCATTTGCTTCTGCTCGCCGATCTGGTGATAAAACGTTTGAGTTTGGCGGCAAGCGATATACAACTGAATTAGCATCTAGCAAAGGTAGCCGTTCATCCAAATACGATGATGTTGTTAAGTCATCTGACCTTGGCTCCCAAGATTTTTCTTCTAGGTCGAGCTCGAAAAAAGAAGACCGCTCTCCAAGTTCGGCAATCCCGATAGCACTTGGTGGGGCTGGTGCCGCAGCAGCCGCGGCCAAAATGGCTATGAGCAAGCGCGGCGAAGGCAAGAAAGATTCATTGGCAGAGCGTGTAAAAGCCCGTGAGGGTAGAAGCCAATCTGGCAGCACCGTGGGCAAGATGCCTGGTACCAGCCTAAACGATCCATATGCTATGACTTTGGGTGGTGATTTAGACCCTAAGCGCACTCTTCGCGGCAACAAGCGTATGGGTATGGATAGCAAAGACACCGAGTTTAAGCGGGGCGGGCAGATTAAAAAAATGTCCTCCGGTGGCAAAACAAGTTCTGCTTCTAAACGCGCTGATGGTTGCGCCGTTCGGGGCAAAACCAAAGGAAGAATGCTATGAAAAAGCGATATGCAGACGGTGGTGAGATAGCTGCCCAGCAGCCCACTTATCCTTTCTATGGCAACCAGCCGGTAGCGTCTACGACACAGCCTGAGTCTGGTGTTAATCAGACGTTCAACATTCAGCCTGCTCCAGCAACCGCCCAGCCTACCCAGATGAAGAAGGGTGGCAAGGTATCTTCTGCCTCTAAGCGGGCGGACGGTTGCGCTACCAAGGGCAAGACACGCGGGAGAATGGTGTGAAACCGCAGGCTAAGGTTGGCCGCGTGATGCGCGAGTTCAAGAAGGGCGAGTTGAAGTCTTCGTCCGGTCAGAAGGTAACAAACCCTAAGCAGGCCATTGCTATTGGCCTATCCGAAGCTGGCATATCCAAGAAAGCAAAAGGTGGCGAGATGAAAGAGTCAAAAGCAATGATGAAGAAGGAAGTGTCGTTCATGAAAAAGAAGGGCGCTCCTAAGTCCATGCTGAAACATGAGATGGCTGAAATGAAGGGCATGAAGAAGGGCGGCAACGTCAAGAAGATGGCGATGGGCGGTATGGGTCAAAGACCACCAACTCCGATGCCTCCAAACCCTGTGTCAAGACCACCAACCCCGATGCCCCCAAATCCCGTGTCAAGACCGCCGACACCAAGGCCCCCCAACCCTGTGTCAAGACCTCTTCCCGGACCTCGCGGCACCGGTCCGACTGATGGTGGTCCTCGCAATCCTGGCCCAATGCCTAAGCCACGCACTCCAATCAAACAGGTTCTTAATAAGCCTGGTGGCATGATGAAAAAAGGCGGCAGCGTTAAGAAGATGGCGAGCGGTGGTCTAGCTGCTGGTCACAAAGCTGCTGACGGTATTGCTCGTAAAGGCAAAACCAAAGCTATGCAGGTCAAAATGGCAGGCGGCGGCAAGACCAAGAAGTATTGCTGATAGAGGCTAGATATGATGCCATCACGCGGGATGGGTGCCGTACGCCCAGCAGTCATTAGGAAGGTCAAGAAACGGGACGGAAACGAACCGGTGACGGTCTATAAAGACGGCGGCAAGGTTAAGTCTCGCGTGAACGAAGCTGGCAACTACACCAAACCTGGGATGCGAAAGTCCTTGTTCAATCAGATCAAGAACTCAGCTACCCAAGGTACGGCGGCAGGCCAGTGGTCAGCTCGTAAGGCCCAGCTGTTAGCTAAGAAGTACAAGGCGAAGGGCGGAGGTTATAAGTGAAAGCTCCGCAGCAGTCGCTTAAGAACTGGGGTGACCAGAAGTGGCGTACCAAGAGCGGGAAGCCGTCCTCGAAGACGGGCGAGCGATATTTGCCGACAAGCGCGATCAAGTCATTGACGCCTGCCGAGTATGCCGCCACGACGAAGGCAAAGCGGGCAGGGAAGAAAGCTGGCAAGCAGTTCGTCGCGCAACCAAAACGTATAGCCCAGAAGACCGCGAGGTTTAGATAATGGCTGAAACAACCACCACTACTAGCTTTAACCCGACTCTTAATGACCTGATTGAAGAGGCGTTCGAGCGTTGCGGGCTTGAGCTGCGTAGTGGCTATGATTTCCGTACTGCTCGCCGCAGCTTGAACTTCATGCTGACGGAGTGGGCAAACCGTGGCATCAATCTGTGGACGATTGAGCAGGGTCAAATCACGCTGGTGCAAGGGACAACTACCTATGATCTACCTGTCGATACCGTTGATCTTCTTGAGCACGTTATTCGTACTTTCCCTAGCTCTATTGCCAACCAGACTGATATCAACATTAACCGGATCTCGATATCCACTTACTCCACTATCCCAAACAAGCTGACGCAAGGACGCCCGATTCAGGTGTGGGTGAACCGCCAGTCGGGGCAGACCACAGATGGGCAAATCCAGTACCCACAGATTAACGTCTGGCCTTCTCCGGATCAGGGAACGTTGGAGTCTCCGTACTACTACTTTGTGTACTGGCGGCTGCGCAGGATGTATGACGCTGGCAACGGTGCGAACGTGGAAGATATTCCATTTCGCTTCCAGAATGCGCTGGTG